CAAGGTTGACATATTGGCCAACCGTGGGCTCAGCCAGCTGATAGAGATCGAACCCAACATAGCACTAGAAGAATATCCAGAACAAGACATCCTAACATCAAACCTCCTGAGTCGGGGCGATGTTTTGGGTGTGACGCAGGGCGAGAGCCCTGCCATGCGGCGCTTGTTTCGAGCGATAAGGCCGCAATCCAAATCCGACTGCGTGTTCGCTACCGCGCTGATAAGGCCAGTAGCGACCACCGGTCGGCAGAAGGCCAGCTTCTTCCATGACTGGACCGAAGAACGATTAGCTGACAGCATAGTCTATGAGGATGATGCGATATTGAAGATATCCAAGCTCATAGGCTGCGACCATTATGAAGCTGACATGTATAGGCGAGCCTTCGCCAAGAAGAACGAAGAAAAAGTATTCGAGTTCATGCAGAGGATGGGCGACCAAGAGGACAAGACCGCCATACATCGAGAGCTGATGCAGCTGGGCAACTTTGGACTGTGCCGTGCGCATGCGGTCAATCTCGGTAGATTGATTTGGGCGTTGGCTTATCAGAAGGCGCATAATCCACAAGCGTTCTGGCGGGCTTGCCTCAAGCACTGCCAAGGCAGCTATAGGTCGTGGGTCTACAAACGGGAAGCATTCTTGGCTGGTTGGGAGATCGATCAGATGGGTTATCGTGTCAGCGGTGAATCAGATCCTTGGCGACAGTTCCGCAAGGTCGGTTATTGGACCACACCCGAGTTCCTGCCTGGCATGAACGTGCAGAACACTTGGCTTGATCGCTGGGAGTTCACAGGGTTGGTAGCTAATGGCAGGGTGTTCAAAGGCGACAATGGCAAGTATGTGACCTTCCTCACGCTAGGCGTGGGCAATGGTCGCTACATCGATGTCACTGTCAGGCGCCCGTTGGCTTATTCAGACAGCGTGTTAGTCAGCGGCACCGGAAGATTGAGGCACAGCAATGGTAGCGACTACCTCGACTGTGCTGAGGCAGAAGCAGCTTGATCAGCTAATATAGGAAAAATCGATCGCCAATCTGTTCCGCGGCGCGCATCTAATTCGTTAAGATATGCGACCGCTTGCAAAATATCATTGCCAGTGGCTAAGATGCCACTGGCTGGTTGTGTTCTATATCTAACTGGATCAGTTACTCGATTAGTTTTGAAATTTTCTGATAACCATGATCTTATCTCAAATTGATAAGGTTGATTGAGCACGCTTACTGTAGCGTTTACTTCAAACATAACATTCACAGGCATATTGTCATGGAACCACTTGAGATTATCAACTACATCATCCCACTTAGCAGGATATCTCTGATATTCAAATCTATCGCCGATATCGTCTATGCTGAAATCTATTACTACTAGTTCACACTGTTCCCAAATTTCTATCAACCTTGGCTTAGGCAAAACAGTAGCGTTAGTATTATAGTTAAGTTTGACCTTTGATCGGTCAGGTAATGCCTCGAGGACTGCCCAATGGTCATCGATGAGCAAAGGTTCGCCACCATTGAAATGTATCCATTTTATTTGAGTTAAATCGCAATCTTCCCAATGGGAATTTGAGATTTTGTTCCTATGTTGTTTTTTAATGCCTAATTCTTTTTGCCAAGCTATGCTAGAATGAGGACCACATATTGCACAGCGAAGATTACATGTATTACCACACCAATAATCTAATCTCACCAATGATAAACTATCATCATTTATACCATTATCATGCAGCCATGTCTGTGATGATTGCCTCCTGCTAACTTGCCCTTGTAATTCTGCATTTAGACAATATTGGCATTCATTTGGCCAATTACCGTTATCCCATTCTTGCCTTATCTTGATCAAGATAGGATCATCGATGAAGTTTTTTGCAGATCCTTTCCAGCTTTGCATCTGACAGCATGACGATATTTCTTGTTCGCCATCTATGTCCATCACATTAAGACATTTATAAGGTTCTAAACACTTATCCATTGGCTTTGAGATTGTTAAGCATTTGCTTTAGCTTGGTGCTCTGCACATCTGCGGTAATCTTGCCAGTCTCGCCTTGTGGCACCGCATCAGTGTTGGGTGCTACTGATGTCTTGTTCTTGATGCTGTCAAAGATTGAGCTGCTTTGTTTCTTGAATTGCTGGAACTCTTGATCCTCAGCCAAGTCACGTATGCGCAGGCTGTCTTGATCAAACTCGAGATCGATCTTCTGACCGACACCACTGCTCGAACGTGTCTTCATCAGCTGTAGCTGATAGCGCCCATGTTCCTTCATGCTCCTGCTGGTGAAGATGCCAAACACGTTGTCTGCTGTGTTGATCTTAGAGATACCACCTGAGATATGGCTGTGATCAAACTCTATCTCCTCAACCGCGCTGCGATTCAGCTGTGAGGCAGTCACTAACACCAAATCCATCTCCTTGGCCAAGTTGCGCAGTTCTTCGCTCACATACTTGTCCTTGACGAATAGATCGCTGGGACTGACCTTGGCGCTCACTGGCATCAGCAGATCGAGATAGTCGACGCAGACATAGCTGGCCTTGCGACCAGTCTGTATCTGTAGTTCTTTGAGATAGCTGCGTAGGTCGTTGACGTTGCTCTGCGCTGGCATGTATTTGATGCGCAGGCTACCTGCTTTCTTGCCCACCATCTTGACCTTCATCTCGACTGTATCGAGGTCCTTGAAGATCTCTTTGCTGGGCACGTTGGTCAGCATGCTGTCGATGCGCATGGCGCAGAGTTCTTCGCTCAATTCCAGCGTCACATACACGCCATCTAGTCCGACGGTCATCCAGTTCACTGCTAGATTCTGCATGAACAGGCTCTTACCTGCGCCTGATCCGCCAGCGAAGATCTCAAGCTCACCGCGATTGAATCCTCCAAACAACTTCCTGTCGAGGTTGGGCCAACCCGTGGTCATCTGACCATTGTTGTCTTTTAGCTTCATCAACCTGCCGCGCGGGTCATCGAAGTAATCGAGGCCTAGATCCCTGGTCAGAGATATCTGCACCGCATCCTTGACCAGCTTCTCGATGGGATCATATTCACCCTTCTCGATCAAGTCAGCGCTCTTGAGGATCACACGTTTCAGTGTCTCATGGCGTGTGAACGATTCGAACTCGTCCATGAACCAAGATATCATACTGTCTTCTAGCTTTTCAATCTTTTGTAGTTCTACAGTGGCTTCGGCTTTGACCTGATCAGTGTTAGGCAAATCATTGTATTTCTTGCTGTAGTCTTGGATGAATGACGCCGCCGATCTCAGGCTGCGATCAAAGTTGACAGGATCAAAGATGTTCTGGACACGCACGAAACTCTGCGCATCAGCCAACATGACTTCGAGGAATAGTTTCTGCAGATCAACAGAATAATCCTTAGACGCCATGTTCCCTCCTCATCAGCTGTATCTTTAGCTTACTATCTTGTTTAGTCGAAAGTATAGTTCTTAATGTGTATAGCTTACCATATCTGCGCATGCTATCAGCGCAGTCTTTGATATCTGGCTCCCATTCTGGGAAGGCTACGCTCCATCCGTATTCCAGTGCAGCATCGACCAGCTTCTTGCCGCTCTTGTCACGATCTGGGACTACGATTATCTCACGACCTAGCGTGTCGATGATCTCAGCCTTGCGTTCGCTGACTTCATTGGTCATCACAGCTACGCCGCCCACGGCTATAGCATCCAATGGTCCTTCCACGACCAGCGCAAATTTGCTGTCCCTCTTTTGGAGATCCATGTTGAACACATAATCACTGTCCACAGAGTTGATGTATTTCAACTTGCTGTCAGTGTCGATGCTGCGAGCGGTGTAACCAACGGTCTTACCTCGCCACGTGAATGGCAAGATGATCCTACGACGGAATCCATCTTCATGGCTCCAATGCCATGGAAAATCATCGACAGAAAATCCCCTAGATTTGACATATTCAACCGCGTCCATGAGATCAGGATCATCTAGCCCACCATCCATCCACTCTCGCATAGTGGTGCCGGAAGGTAGCTCACGTGGATCAAATTTTATCTCGGCTCGCGCTTGTTCTTGTTGGACGATCTCAGTGTCGAGCTCGCGCATGGCGTCCAGGACGATGCGTTGCACGGTGCCTTCATCCATGCCCATCCATGTCATGAGCCTGCGCATCTTATATCCAAAATGCAGCCCTGGTCGCCATGTGGTCTTGAATCCACAGTTGAAGCAGTGATAGCTGGCGCCGCCTTCTGGGGTGAACAGCATGCCACCGCGATTCCTAGTGTCCGGTGTCTCACCGTTGTGTGTGCAACAAACCGCATTGAAGCTGAGCCAACCTTTAGCAGCTCGCTTGTGCCTTGGCAGCACGTTTGATATGACTGTTTGGATGCCGTTCATCGTATCATTATATCACCTAACCAAAAAAAAGTCAATGGTTTCCAACATTGCTAAGTATCTTGGTTGGAATCGGAATGGACAAACACTTAGAGGATTTCCTCGAACGCTACCCTTTCTTCGCGCTGATCCGCTATGGTGAGCAGGAATATGTCTGCATCATACAGAATCAGGACAGCGATGTCACCACCATCTATGATTACCGCAGCCTCAAGACCGAGGAACACAGGATCGATTTCATCGCGCTCGCTGAGCAATGGTGGTGGGAATCAAACAGGATGATACCCATCAACATATTCCTCAAAGATGATTGGGTCAAGTTCCGTTATGCTGTCAAGACCTTGCTGAGCAAAGAAGTCAATGTGATGGCAGGGCATACTGTGAGGCTAGCTGATCTCGCAGCCAAGAGGACCAAACGCAAGATGGTCCAGTTAGTCCGCAAGCCCACATAATATATTCATATGGACTGCTACCAACTGTGCGTAGCTGACCGCATGCGCCTTCTTGAAGTAATATGCACCATCCGAGGGCTTGTTCCAAACGTCGGCGGCAACTTCTTTCCAAGATAATCCGATGAGATGCCGCTTTGCTGGGCGTATGACAGCTAAGAACATAGCCATGCGGGGTATGCTGTTGACAGGCTCTGGCATCTTCTTTAACGTGTCATGGTGGTTATTGATATGTATGACCTGCTCCACGAATTCCCTGTGTGCGAGCATATCCCACAT